TGTTTGCTGCTTCATTAACTGTTGCCCCTAACTTGTTCAATCTTGCTAATGTCAACTGGCGCTGTCCTGTACTGAACCGCACCGCTTAAAATTATGATGAATAACCTAGGCCGATCTGCTGCCCATTTTCTAAGCGTCTGAGTCTGTATTCCAGTAATCTCGCTTAATTGTTTAAGCGATTTATAACCGAATTTTTTAACTGTTTCCGCTGTTTTTGAGGTGTCCATAAACTCTCCGTTACTTGATTATTTTGGCTTTCCAGATTGTTTTAAGGTACTTGTATCCTTCTGCTTCAATCACTGCGATAGTCCGTTTAGCTATCACTTTGTCTGTCAAATCGTCCAATCTACTTGGGGTATCCTCTGTAAATGTCATGCTGACATTTCTTTCGTAGTCATTGTTATCGCTAATGACTGTCATTTCTATTTTCCATACCCACTTGAACATTAAGATGTAGGTAAGGTCTGCCTGAGTAAGCGGAAGACCCAGAGCGTTACATGCCCGTTGCTCGTTTTCTTCGTTGCCATCAAAGGATATTGTGACTCCCCGTGAAAGCTTCCTAATAATTTGTGTGTTCATCGCGCACCACCATCAGCACGCTTCCTTAACTCCATACAGGCATAATGATATTCATCCCAGTAATAGCCAGAGTTTGGACTTCCAATTTCATCAGCAGCTTCTGCTGCTCTTTTCGCGTCATCGCGCACATATCTGACGCTATCAGTAGAGTATGTTCTAAGCTTTGCAATGTAATCGTTGTGATTCATTTTTTTAATCATTGTCATGCCCCTGTTGTGATCGATCTGCTATACAGTGTATTCCTTTTTGGTGTTAATGCAAATACTTTATGCCTTTTTTAACTTCTATGATAAGTCTATCGCAAAAGTCTGGGTCATACTCGGGGTCATAAGTTGGGTCGTAGGAGTCTTCATCGTCAACCTCCAACGAAATTACCGTAAACTCAATCTCGTCAGGCTCTGCGGGATAGCAGTCTTCTGGTAGTCGGTGTGTGACCGCCTCATAACCCATTTCAAATCTAGTCACTTCTACTAGGTATACTGCCCAATTTGCGTACATTTTGTATTTCATGATGAGTACCAATGTTCTGTTTTAGTTTTATTTCTCGCGTGTATAGTTTCAACACAGCGAACCTTGCCCATCTGCTTGAGCGTGCCTAGGGTGCGTTCAACATCCTCTTTTCTAACAGGTCTGCATCTGTTTGCGATAACACCAGTGGTCTCCCCGTGGTCTGTATCAAGCATAGCTATCACTCTTCTCGCCAGTGCTTCATCTAGTCGTTTGTCTACCTGTGCCATGTTTGACGCAGCTAGGTTGATCTTTTCTGCAATGTCGCGCTCAACGAATGCGAATGCCCACCTGACATGCTCAACCGTGCGTACCCCGCATGGTATAGCAAGAATGAGAGACACCTTCAGAACCAACTCGAACGCCCGTCTTGGAACAGCTTCAAGAGTTGCCTCTTTTGCTGAGTCAGCGTAGTCGTGATAATGCTCTTCGATCAGATCGAGCAATTCCAGAGCAGATTTGTCCGTAGGTATCATTGTGCGCTTGCCAAGGTGTTGGATACGAGTTACTTCTGTATCCATGTTTCCACCGTTAGCCAAATTCATCAAGGTCATCGACATCGATGGTGACATAGGAACAGGTTTGAACCTCTTCTTAGCTTTTGGGTTGGTATCCTTTTCCTGCACTACCAATGCTCGACCGAAAAATCCGTTTGCAGACTGCTCGTAGTCAACAAGGCTGTTGAATGTCACTGGAGTTGTGAATCCAATCAAGGATAGGAATGGTCGCTCAAGACCCGTGTCCAGTGTCTGAAGCTGCATCACTAATTCTTCAGCGCGCCTCTGATGCTTTCCGCCCTCGTCATCATTTTCGTCCAATCGCTTGGTGCATGCCTTCAATTCGTTTTGCAGCGCCTTTTTAATCTCTTTGCGAACGTCACCTGACAGCAGCAAAAACGATGACGCTTTTGAATAAGCAGACATCAGTGTTCCAACTACCCCCTCAAGATAAGCAGCCCCGCCCCTTAATCGTGCGTTTTGGATTTTCTGCAACACAAGACCCATTTCGTCAATGATGTACAGGGCAGGTTGGTGGTCGGTCAGGTTTCTGACAATTTCTTGCTCCGACTTGATCGTGCCGTGCGTTGCGGGAGACATACCTGCCACGCGATGCAACTGTGACTGCGCTTGTTGGATGGCTTCTTTACCAGTTGCCGAACCTGCCACGCAGAATATGAACTGGTTACTGGTAACACCATAGGTTTCGTCCTCAAATCGAAGCCCCGCGATATTGCCGACAGCAGACAACGCAGCAGCCACTGCGAGGTGTTCCCGTGGGAATCGACACTGGTTGTTAATCCAAGCGGTAACCTCGCCCACAAAAGATGGTGGACGCAGTATGTCAACGTCAGAGACATCCAAGAAGTTTTCCTCAGTCGGTGGCGCTATGTTGGGCATAGAGTCTTCGGTGAAAACAACAGACTGAGTGTACCCGTACTGCTCCGCATGGTGGATTAGCGTTCCAATTGTTACTAGGTTTGACGACTTGCCGAAGCTGTGCCACTTTTGGTTCATCATCGAAGAGTCGTATTTATCAGATTGGTTCGACCACTCGTCCCAAAGACCAAACCCCTCGCCATTTGTCGCGTCATGAATAGCCATTCCGCAGCGAATCCATTCTTCATAATCGACATTGTCGTTCTTGTAGAATTGAAGCATGTCTCGAATGTCATTATGAGATATGTCGATGTGAGAGCCATCGTATACAGCCCTATATCGCTCTGGCTTCTTTAGCAAATCAATAAGTGCTAATGGCGCATCGCCAACCTCGGATGGATGACCCTTTAGCGCCTCATAAAGCAATCCAGAAGCGTGCATAGAGCCACACCCGACAACGTATCCTGACGACTTGAAATCAACCCCAACATAGTCATTATGATGACTGACCAGAGCAGAGCCAATAGGACGATTGAAGTAGATATGGTGACCGCCACCTCCAGTTTTGACAACGAAGGTTGATTCTTTGATGAAGTCGATGCCAGTGTCTTTGCATAGCTTTTCATAGGATTCTTCTCCGCCATTTCTTGGGTCAATATCAATAATTATGTGGTTGTCTACCAGTACCCCAAAGCCTGTGTCGAACTGCCCCATCTGCTCCATCGTGTCTAATTGCTCATCAGACCAATGCGGGGTGTGCTGCCAACTAGATGCGCGAGGGTGTTTAAAAATAGCCTTGCACTGCTTGTTGCCACAGTTGCAGTTACCCTTATCGTCTATTCCGTGCAGCCCAAATATGCGGAAGCTTCCGTCAATGTAATCGTTGTGGTTCATTATTATTTTTCCTGCAAGTAGTCGGACAATTTCTTAATAGCTTCGTAAGAAGGGTTGTAATCCTTTACGTTCATTATGCGATATAGCGTCATGTATCCAACCCCACTGCTTCTTGATACTGCTGTCAGATTATGGTCTTTCAGCCTATGCTTAATGTCGTCTATTGTTAGCACTTTTTTCACCCCTGTTAAAAATATTTACCGAATATGTTGACAATAGTATCGAGGATGATTATTGTTGTCAACGTCAAAAAGATAAAGCGAGAAAAACGGAGGACAAAATGTCTATAATTTCTCAGGTAAGTAAGCCAAAGAAGCGCAAGCCTATTATCACCATCTGCGGTGATGCAGGTATGGGCAAAACATCATTAGCTGCTACGTTTCCAAAGCCGATCTTTGTATTGGCAGAAGACGGAATGCAGTCAGTGTCTTCAGAACAGTCTCCAGATGTATTTCCACTATTAAAGTCAGCGAGTGATATGTGGGAGCAGTTGGGTGCTTTACTGAACGAGGTACACGATTACCAGACTGTCGTCATTGACTCTGTCACAGCATTAGAGCGCCTGTTCATTCAGCACGTTATTGATAGCGATGTGAAGAAGCCAAAGTCGATTAACCAAGCAAACGGTGGCTACGGAGCAGGTCTTTCTGCTGTCGCCACAATGCACCACAGAGTACGAAAGGCATGCGGTCTGCTCAACGAGAAGGGTATGAGTATCATCTTTCTTGCTCACGCTGAAACAGAGACAATTGAACTGCCAGACCAAGACCCATACACAAGATACACGGTTCGTCTTGGCAAAAAGTCAATCGCACCTTACGTTGACGACAGCGACTTGGTCGGATACTTACGCCTTGAGACTTTTATTATGCAAGACGAAAGCCGTCAGCGCAGCAAGGCTATCTCTAATGGCGCTCGCGTACTCACAACGTATGCAACAGCTTCAAACATCAGTAAAAACCGTTACGGAATCACGCAGGATATTCCTGTAGTTCAGGGCGTTAACCCATTAATTAACTTCATCGACACAATAATTTAATCTGAGGAAAAGACTATGTCATTTTGGAATTTGAGCGACAACTCACAAGCAGCAGCATCAACTGAATTTGATGCAAACCCATCAATCAAGCCCATCCCATCAGGCTCTGTTGTTCGCGCAGCGATTGACGAAGCATCTTGGACATCTTACCAAGGGACAGACTATATCGAACTACGTTGGCATATCCTTGACGGAGAATATAAGGGTCGCAAGGTTTTCCAGAAGGTTCGCGTTAAAGAGCCTGACACAAAGAAGCGCGACAAGAATATACGCATGCTTGCTGCGATTGACACCAATGCGGGTGGCGGTCTAATGCGTCTAGGTACAGAACCATCCAACATGGATTTGTCAGCTAACTTAATGAACAAGCCAATGTTTATTAAACTTCAAGTTTGGGAAAATGAGGAAAAGACAAACAGTGGCAACTGGGTGGCAGCGGTCTCAAGTGGCAATGCAACAGCGCAAGCGCAAGCGCAAGCGCAAGTTCAAGCACCGAATATGTTAGGTGACGTAGCTTTCTAATATCTTAGCCCCTCGAAAGGGGGGCATTCCTAATAAATAAAAGGCGTATAACTATGATCGAGCAAAGAAGTCCAGAGTGGTTTGAGCAGCGCAAAGGCATGATTACGGGTAGTCGTGCAGGTGCAATCCTAGGCGTTTCACCACTGCAAACAAAAGCACAGTGCCTCCGAGCGATGGTTCGTGAGATTTTAGGTGCTTCATCAGAATTCAATGGAAACGTGGCTACAGAATACGGCAACTTCAATGAAGAATATGCCTTGGCAGACTTACAAATGGATTACGGCATCAGGGTCGACCCTGCTGAATTTAGTGTCCACAGTGAGATAGATTGGCTAGGCGCGTCTCCAGACGGTCTGGTGGGCAAACACCACATTGTCGAAGTCAAGTGTCCTTTTGGATTGCGTGACGAAGATAACCCAGAGTTCAAAAAATTGAGTGACCTACCCCATTATTACGCGCAGGTTCAGCTAGAAATGGCATGCACAGGCAGAAAGAATGCGTACTTTTTCCAGTGGACTGCAAAAGGGTATGACCTCGAATTGGTAAAATTTGATCAGGATTGGTTCGACCTCAACCTGCCCGTTCTTGATCGCTTCCGAGAAGAATTGGCTGAAGCAGTTGCCAACCCAAAAGAGTATCTGGAAGACTTGGTTCTTGAGAGCGACAAGCAAAAAGAACTGGTTCACAAATACGCAATTGCCAAGGCTAAGTTGGCAGATATTGAAGCAGAGGTAGATATGCTCAGAAAGGCGCTCATAGAAGCAGCCAGTGGGCGTAAAACGGTGTTTGCAAGCGAAGTGGATGGCGAGTATGTCACAGTGTACCCATCTATGCGAAAAGGCTCTGTGCAGTACGCCAAGGCGGTCAAGGATTTGATTCCTGACGCTGACCTGACGGCATACACTGGAGCGCCATCAACAGTCTGGAACGTCCGATAATGTCTCTTCGACCCTACCAACAGGATGCCTTTGACGCAGCGAAGGCTTTTATCACCAAGTGTTTTGACCCTTGCGTAATCGAGGCAGCAACTGGTGCAGGGAAGTCTCATATAATTGCGTCACTGGCAGAGTGGATACACTTAGAAAAGAAGGGCAATGTTCTTTGTCTCGCCCCATCGAAAGAGTTGGTTGAGCAAAACCGCGAGAAGTACCTTCTGACAGGCAAACCCGCCTCAATATTCTCTGCATCGGCAGGGTCGAAGTGCATGAGGCATCCAGTGATATTCGGGTCACCAGTGTCCGTGCTGAACAACATCACTAAGTTTAAGAAGATCATGTTGGTGGTTATCGATGAAGCGCATGGGGTGACCCCAACTATCAGGGCTATAGTCGATGGCCTTAGAGAATCCAACCCTTACCTGAGAGTGATCGGTTTGACCGCCACTCCGTACAGGATGGGAACTGGCTATATCTACGCAATAGATCAAAGTGGCAATCCTGTTCCAGAAGACCAAGCAAAGAACCCGTACTTCAAACGTCTTGTTTACCGAATAACGGCTCGCAGCCTTATCGAGCAGGGCTACCTGACACCACCGTTGACAGAGGGTCATGACGGATATTCTACGGAGAGCCTTGTCCTGAATAGCACTGGTAAATTCGATAGCAAGTCAATCGAAGTTGCCTTTGAAGGCCATGGCAGAAAGACAGCAGGTATTGTCGCTGAGATAGTTGATATGTCCAGTGGGCGCATGGGCGTGATGATATTCGCTGCTACTCTTAAACATGCCGAAGAAGTCCTAGCCAGTTTGCCAAGCAGCATTTCAGCTATGGTAACAGGCGATACCCCTAAGACCGAGCGTGAGTCGATTCTGAGGCGTTTTAAAGCTAGGGCTATCAAGTATCTAGTTAACGTCCAAGTCCTCACCACGGGCTTTGACGCAAGCCACGTTGACGTTATTGCGATACTCAGGGCTACAGAATCTGTCGGACTGCTTCAGCAGATCATTGGCAGGGGTCTAAGGTTAGACAACGGCAAAAATGACTGTCTGGTGTTGGACTACGCTGAGAATATCGAAAGGCATTGCCCAGACGGTGATGTTTTCAACCCGATAATAAAGGTTACTGTAAGCAATAAGGAGTCTGCCACCACAATAGCAAAATGCCCAGACTGTACTACCTTCAATGAGTTTGCCTGTCGCCCTAATCCTGACGGCTTTAAGGTCGGCAAGGACGGCTATTTCTATGACCTAGCAGACAATAAGCTAGAAATACCATCACACTTTGGTCGTAGATGCCTCGGTCAGACAATAGTGGCAGGTTCTTACTCCAGATGCGACTACCGTTGGACAGGAAAAGAGTGTCCTGACTGCGGTGCTGAGAATGATATTGCTGCTAGATACTGCTCCAACTGCAAGTGTGAGATTGTCGACCCGAACGAAAAGTTGATCTTTGAATACAAGAAGTTGAAGAAAGACCCGTCTGCCAGAAGTACCGACAAGCTGCTAGGGTGGCATGTAGAGCCTTGGGTGAGCGGAAGAGGCAATAAGACTGTTTGCATAACATACACTTCTGAGTACAGGACTTTTAAGGTGTGGTATATGCCCACCCAGAGGAAGCTGTGGGATAACCTCTGCGAAAAGGTGTATGGTCGAAGAGTCGCAACTATGGACGAATTTATTGATAATATCCGAGAAGGATTGATGCCAAAGACCATAACGGTCAAAAAAGAATCCAGTGGGTTCTTTAAAGTATATGCACACGGAGAACAAGAAGATGCGCTTCCCCCCACACCTGACGATTTACGGCAACAAAGACTTTCGGGGTAATTGCCCCGTGGAGTCAGCAGAGCAGGTCACGTTCTTTAACCTGCTAAGAAAGAAGTACCCGAACCTTGGAACGATAGCTATCCACCCAAGGAACGAAGGTAAGCGGTCTTTTCAGCAGACTGCACGGCACAAAGCAGAAGGAATGACAAAAGGTGCGCCTGACATCATAATACCTGCAAAATACCCCTTCATCTGCGAACTGAAGCGTAGAGACCACACCCTTGGTCGGTTCGAGACAGGGCAATTGGAGTACCTGACCGAAGCACAAGAACAAGGGGCGTTCGTCTGTATCGCACTCGGATACGATGCAGCATTTCAAGCATTAGAAGATTGGCTTACACACAAGGAGTTTCAACAATGACAACAATGAACAACTACTTTATATTCGCAAAACACGATATTGTTAAACGATCAATGGATCAAAAGCGCGAGGAAAGCGCGACTATCCAGAAGCATACTGAAGAATTTTTGGCAAAGGGTGGCAGTATAGTTTTTTTGGATACGCAAATCAGGTCTAAAGAATTTATGTCCAATATCGGTAAAAAAAGCTTGTCAATTGGCACAAGTAAGCAGTAGTATGTTTATGTGATCGTTTTTTTACGCCCTTTTGCCCTGTTCCCGCAGGGCTTTTTTATGCCTCTCAGCTTTTAACCACCAAGAACAAAACAGGCTTAATGTTCCACCTACTGTTATCCACAGCACTTTTCTCTTTGTCGCAATCAGTATAACCTCTAACTGTCATTGTAAGAATACCTTCTGGTGCAGTGGTAGGAATCACAGTTGGAATAACAATATTCTGGTTCTCTCCGAAAGGAATAGCCATTGGTCGGAATTCCTCTGAGAGCATGTATCCTTTATCGCCTCTCCAGACACTGGCGTACTGCCCCTCACATTCAGTCCTGACCGAAAAAATCCAGTTCAGCATGACAGTCTGCCCTTTTGTAACAGGCTGAGTATACTTGGCTGAACCTTCTACAGAAAAAGGGGTAGTAAAATCCTTGTAGGCAGAAAAACCACTTCCTGTCGCTGCTGCCAGAGATATTACGGTTACTGTCATTCCAATTACATCCGAATAACCAGTCACGATAATCCACCTCCCTTAGATATTGTATCGAATACAGCCTTCATTATAAGTCCAAGCATCGTTAGTATAGCCCACCTTTGGTTTGCTTCCAGTTTTACAACTCTTTCTGTTACTATTCTGTGTCTGTCCTCGATTGCATCTTTATTAGATTGTATCTTTTCGCCATAACGGGCAATTGCTATCTGCATAGCGTAATCTTCCTTCATTGGGTCTGGCACAACTAAGCCCCCTTAAAAGCCTTTGCGGTCTTCTCAACTGATCTACCTATGACGTAACCACCAAGACCTATCTTAATTATATCAAGGGCTTCTGGGGCTAACCTGTTTGGAAGCCATCCAAACGAGTCGAATACCACCAGTGCAAGGAAGACAAGCATCGTTACTGGTCTCCAAGACCTCTGAATCCAACTCGAACCTTCTGCCTCTGCTTTTATGATACTCGATTGAGCCTCCAGAAGCTTCATCTGAAGTGCTATAAATTCGGAGGTCAAAACAGACTCAATCTGGTCAAGCTTTATCCGTATTTCTCCCTTTTCTTCCTCAGATGTATGCACGTTGTCTATCAAATCGGCAGCAGGTCTGAATATGTCTTTAATTAAATTCAATGGATTCATCATATAAATCTCTTGATTGCCTCTTGAAGAGAGACGTAGATTTGATTACCTTTTTTATCCAGAACTCCACCCCAACGCGCTTCATCCTCCCGCTCGTCTATATGGAAACCCGCTTTAGGATTCCAGTGGGGATAAAACCCAATGCCATCAAAACCACATCTTTTTGCCACTTTTATGAAATTAGTCACATCATCTTTGGAATATATTCCGCTTGGCATAACGTCAATTGCGTAGCTTTTTCCCCACTTATCGACATTGTGTCTACTGTTATCGTCTTCACCAGACCATCTTGCTGTAGAGCCAACAGCGGGGCTTACCTGTATCGGGAAACCCCAATTTTTTCTCAAACTATCCAACTTTAGCAAAGTAGTGATCGACATGGATTCAACGAACCCACCAAATTCAATGTCTTTAAAATGCTTCAATTTTACTCTCATGATGCTTCCCTACTTTAATGCCAAGAATGTTGCTAGTTTTAGTGCTTTTGATGCATCAGCCAACTGCTGTTGCTCGTCAGCAGTAAGGACAGAACTAGACCCAACAGGTGGGCTTACTACAACTGTAATTGAACCTGAACCAAGGACTCCTGCTTGGTCTCTTATTCGATATGTAATAATTTGTAGACCTTCAAATCCCACTTTTGCTTTATAGACAAAATCATTACCTGCAAACGATACAGTAGTGCCATCGTTTGGGTCTATAGCGTCAAAGAATGTGATATTAGCATCATTGCCATCTGGGTCAACAGCACCCACCAAAAGATCGACTTTCGGTACAATCAGGAACTCACCCGATACGTTTGTGTAAGAGTGAGAAGCAGCTATTGGTGCTTGGTTGACGACATTGATCGTTACAGTTCCAGAAGATTCACCGCCCCGTGGGTCTTGAATGGAATATGTAAAGCTATCGAATCCATAGAACCCAGAGGTTGGCGTGTAAGTGATTTTCTTCAGTGCCGTGTTAACAGCGTTAGAACCGT